AATGTAGAGGCACTAAACCTTGAAGTAAAAAAGTTAGATGAAAGAATTGAGCAGATGTCCGATATTGAATTGCGTAACCAAAAGGCCGCTGATCTAGCAGCNAAGGTTGATGCGAATNTAGAGCCAAAGAAAGAGTCAAGAGCNGGTGGATTTAGTGTAGTAAGTGAAGAGCTTACTTATACAACACGCTCTGGCAATGACTTTATGACAGATGCTCTTAAGTCCCATTTCAAAACAGATGGTGATGCACTAGAGCGTATTCAACGCCACCAAAGAGAGATGGCTGTTGAGAAGCGTGCAGTATCAACATCAAGCTTTGCAGGCTTAGTAGTGCCTCAATACCTTGTTGATCTATATGCGCCACTAGCTAGAGCTGGTCGCCCATTCGCAGATGCAGCTCGCAAACACACATTACCTGCACAAGGCATGTCAGTAGTATTGTCAAAAATCTCTACTGGAAATACAACAGCTTATCAAACATCTCAAAACACAGCTGCGGTAACACAAGACATGGCAGATACAACCTTGACAGTTGATGTAAATACAATTGCTGGTCAAGCCTCAGTATCAAAGCAAGCATTACTGCGTGGATACAACATNGAGTCAATTGTTCTAGGTGATTTAATTAGAGCCTACAACACCAAGCTTGATGATGCGATCCTTAACGGCACCGGTTCAAATGGTCAGCCTCTTGGATTAAAGACAATGACAAGCGGTATCCTGGTAACTTACACAGCTACTACAGGTACAGTTGCAGGTCTATATCCAAAACTTGCAGATGCAATCCAACAGATCCAAAGTAATGTGTATGTAAATCCAAACGCAATACTTATGCACCCACGCCGCCTTGGCTTCTTACTATCCGGCCTTGATGGATCAAACCGCCCATTAGTGGTGCCAAACGCTTACAACCCAATCAATGCAATGGGTACTGGAGCAGGCACACCTTCATATGGTGCAACCGGCTATTCAATTCTTGGCTTGCCAATTATTGTTGATGCTAACATTGCAACAAATATTGGTACATCTACAAACCAAGATACAGTCTTTGTTGTAGATCTAAATGAGTGTCATTTGTTTGAAGAGACAAACTCACCTACTTATGTCACCTTTGAAGAGCCAAACGGCAAGGTAGCAATTAACATTGTGCTATTTGGAATGTCAGCATTTACAGCTGAACGCTATCCAAAAGCAATTGCACAAATTAACGGCACCGGCTTGGCAACACCAAGCTTCTAAGTAAAGCTTCTAAGCCCCCTACCCTTCCAGGGGGCTTAGATCCTAACTATGGTTGGTATTTAAGAATGGAGTTTGCTTAATGTCCCAGAGCACTTTAGGTTTTGGATACCAACCATGGCTATAACAAATGGATATGCAACACTCGCAGGGATCAAGGCTTACTTGTCTATTTCAGACAGTACAGATGACACCTTGCTTGAGACCTTAGTAGAGTCAGCATCACGCTCAATTGACAAGATTGCTAATCGCAGATTTTATGCAGACACCTCAGCGACAGTGCGCCTTTATAGAGCCTACTCAGACATCTTTGTTTATACAGATGACATTAGTAGTACAACCGGCCTGATCGTAAAAGTAGATGAAGGTGGCAATGGCACCTACACAAAGACACTAACTTTNAACACAGATTTTATTATGGATCCGCTTACAGCTGAGGCTNTAGGCAGACCCTTTACACAATTGACCATGGTCTCTAATACTGAGTCATGGCCTATATTCCCAGGCTTAACACAAAACGGCTTNCGCCCCGGTGTACAAGTTACAGCTAAGTTTGGCTGGCCATCTGTACCTAGTGATGTCAATGTAGCCTGCCTAATTCTCACAGCTGATCTATACAAGCGTAAAGATGCTCCAGGTGGAGTGCTAGGTCTTGGGGATCTTGGAGTCATCCGCATGTCCCCGGTAGGTAGAGATGTATCTCAAATGGTCAGGTCTTACCAAAAGATTGCAATAGCCTAAATGGTACCAAGTACAGTTAGAACAAATTTAAAGACAGCTCTTACAGCAATCACAGGCTTAAGGGTTTTAGATTATGTGCCAGACTCTACAAATGTGCCAACCAATAATGCTTTTGCAGTTATTGGTCAATTGTCTATGAATTATGATTACACACTAAACAGAGGTTTTGATTTTGCCACTTGCAATATAATTGTGATGGTTGGCAGGATGAGTGAAAAAGATGGGCAATCAAGATTAGATGGGCTGCTTAGCTCATCTGGTTCAACCTCAATTAAAGCCGCTGTTGAGGCTGATAAAACACTAAGCGGTGCAGTGCAAACTTTAAGAGTTGTGTCTGCATCTCCAGGCACAATAACATCCGCTAGTATTGACTACCTAAGTTATCAGTACGCAGTAGAGTTGATAGGTTAGCGAAAGGAAAAATATGGCCATATTTATGGGTAATAAAGTAGCTGTCATTGTAGGTACCTCAACCATATCTTCATTTGTCAGCACTGTAAGCTTAAACCGAGAAGTTGAGGCAGTAACTATAACTGCCATGAATGACACAGTACAAAATATGATAGGTGGAGTTGAAGTCTCATCTGTTAATTTAGAACTGTTCAACGATTTTGCGGCAGCTTCAGTGAACAGTCTTTTTGAAGATGCAATCGGGTCAAAACTGGCAATCAAATTGATACCAGTCACCGGTACTGTTACAGCTACAAATCCAAGCTACAGCATGTCATGTTTGATCACTCAATGGACACCCATTTCAGGATCAACAGACGGCGCAGCTACAGCAAGTGTGACTTTTCCAGTTACAGCTTTAACAAAAGCTACTAGCTAAGAAGAAAAGGTGGGACATGCACAAGATTGAAATAACAAAGAAAGACGGCAAAAAAGTTACTTATGAACTTACGCCATCTGTTAAGGTCGGCTTTGAGGCCGAGTTTAAAACAGGATGGCGTAAGCGATTAGGTGAATTACAGCTTGAGTCAGATCTTTGGTGGTTTGCACATGCTCTTGAAAAAGCGGCAGGCAAAACAGACAAAGAGCTTGGTGATGATTACATAAATCAGTATGTAGATGTTGATTTGTTGTATGAACCAAAAAATGGCTAGACCGACATGGACAGATATGGGAGATTGCATCTGTGTCGGTGGCTACAGGTATCAGCCCTAAAGATTTATTAGAGGTTGATCCGGCAATCTATCTTGCCATCAAAGCAATCTTGCAAGAGAGAAGCCAACAGTCTAAGACAATGAGGCGTAAATAATGGTTGAGTTTAAAGTAAATGATGCTATCTACATCAAAAACTTTGATGCACTCAACGCCCGGCTAAAAGAGATGGATGCCAAGTTAGCCAAAAAGTTTAGACAAGAATTGAAAAAAGCTGTGAAACCGGTACAGCGTAAAGCTCAAAGTTTTGTACCCAATCAAGTATTCCCTGGATGGCGTGACACAAAGCCATACTATCCACCTGCCTGGGGTTGGGCTACTGACACTACTCACAGAGGTAGGAGTTATGGCAAAACAAATGAGTCAAGATGGCAATGGTCAAGAGATAAAGTAGTACAAGGCATTTTTGTAACAGAGGCCAAGACTAAAGTGCAACGCATCAAGGGGGCTGAGTTTGGAGTCAGTGCCTTGTCATTACAGAGTAGATCTGTACCAGGTATTATTTATGAGTTAGCCGGTTTTGGCACTGCACGCAGTAAAGGTAAAACAAGGAGAGTAAGCCGCAATAAAGATGCAAGCAATTTGTTTATTGCAAAGGTGGGCAAGGCCGAAAAACCTAGACTTGTTTATAGAGCCGCTTATGAGATGGCTTCACAAGTTCATGCTAACCTGTATGGAGTATTAAAAAAATATCTGGGCGAAAACTTTAGAGGTTAAAAATGGCATTAAGTCAGAATGTAGTAGTCAATTTTTTAACTAAGTTTGACAAAAAAGGCTTAGACCGAGCCACAAAAGAGCTCAAAGGTTTTGACAAAACAGTAGCGAAGACCCGAAGAGCTTTAAAAGCCGGTCTATACGCCGGGGCAATAGCCGCTGGTTTTGGTTTGCTTAAGCTTGGCAAAAATTCTATTGAGGCGGCTCTTGCACAAGAAAAATTAGATAAACAATTAAGACTTACCTTGGCAACAATCGGTGCAGAGGGCTTACTACCCAATGTCAAAGAGTTTATAGATAATTTACAAAGAGTCACAAATGTCACTGAGGATCAACTTGTCCCCGCTTTAAGACAATTGATTTCACAAACTGGTGATCTTGACAGCTCACAGTTTTTATTACAAAAATCTTTAGACATCTCAGCCGGTACCGGTGCAGATTTGGGTTCAGTCCTTGATGCA